CGTCAGGGGGATGAACTTATTATTACTCCAGATAATGGAACTAAAACTGAGTTAGTGATTAATGAGTTTGGAAATATTACAGAAGTTAAAATACTTCAAGGTGGTTGTGGATTTGATGACATTCCACAAATTAGAACAAATTCACCTACTGGATTTAATGCAACTTTTACTCCAATTTTTAAAGTTACGCAAATTGATCCTACAAAAACAATTGAATCGCAAGTTGGTCCAGTGGTTGATGAAGTTCGTTTAGTGACAGTTATTGATTGTGTTGGTAAATTTGCTCCAACAAATACTTTTAATGTTCCGAGGTAATATAAATGGCAAAATCTGAAAATTTAGAAACAAAAGACATAAGAACTAAAGATGGCAATTTAAGATTAGGACATATTCATACTGATCAAGTAAAGTCATCAATTATGATGCAGGGTCAGGGTGGATTGGAGTATATTACTATAGACCAAACTGCACCAAGAAATGGTTGGATTACGTCAAGATGTAGGGGAAGATATCAAGTTGTTTGTGGTGATAATGTTCCTGATGGAGATGTTGCAATGTATTTTAGTTCTTGTGGAGATAAAGGACTAAGTAGAGGAAATATTGAGATTATTACAAAGGGAGTATTTAAAGTTAATGCAAAAGATATTCAATTGATTGCTACTGGTACTGATAATAGTACGGGAAGAATAACCCTACAATCAAACGAAGAGATTAAGTTGAATTCAAAACAAATTAATCTTAATGCTAAAGAGGCAATGAGTTTGTTTTCTGACGGAGAACTAAATACTACAGCAAAAAATATTATGAAAATGACCGCAGGGTCTTTTCAAAAATTAAGTGCAGCAAGTGCATTAAAATCACCAGCATTCCCTGTTAATCAGAGGGCTCTTGGTTCTGTAAAACCTGGTTCAATTTAAGGAGTAAAATTTATGTCTTCTTGTAGTGATAGTGAATTAATTAGTGGACAATTATTTGTAACAAATGGAACGTCTAAACCTAAAGCACTTGGAACTGGTAAAAATAGAGTAGATGGATCCGCATATTTAAGAGGTCCAGTTCAAGTTGGAACAGACAGTTCTTTTGATGAAGCAAATGCTTCTTTAATGGTTGGTCCTCCTGATAATCCTGATATGCCAGGTGGTTTGTATTCTGTTTATGTTAAAGATGATATAAAGCATGAAGGGGATAAAATTCACGATGGAAATCTTATAGGTAGTAATTTAAAGGGATGTACAGGTCAAAATTGTAGTTGGACATCAAGCAAAATTAATATTCAATCTTGGAAGGGATTTGATATTGAACATCCATCTAAAGAAGGGCATCGTTTAAGATATGTTTGTCTAGAAGGACCTGAGGGTGGTGTTTACATTCGAGGAAGAGTTAGAAACAAAACTGAAATTCTACTTCCAAATTATTGGAAAGACCTTGTAAATGTTCAATCTATTACAGTATCTTTGACCCCTGTTGGTGCTCATCAAGATGTGATTGTAAAGAGATGGGATGAGGAAAAAATTTATTTACAATCAAAAGGCGGAATGCCAATTGATTGCTTCTATCATATTTTTGCAGAAAGAAAAGATGGAGAAAAATTAATCGTAGAATATCAGGGAGAATCTCCTGCAGATTATCCAGGAGATTCTTCTCAATATTCAATTGCTGGATATGATTATGGGAGAAAAGAATGACGCAATATAGAACTTATCTTGATGACTCAACTCAAGCAGGACAAGAAACTATTTTAGGTATTCAACAAAATGGATCAGAATTTGGTGTTGGAGTAAGCACAGATATAATTTGTAATAATATTAGTGCAGGTATTATTACTGCATCTCAAATAAATGGTACATTTATAGGTATCTCTACTTTATCTGTTGGTTATGCAACAACTGCTGGAATAGCAACTTATGCAACTACATCAGGTATCTCAACAACATCACAAGGACTTACAGGAACTCCAAACATTACCGTGGGAATTATAACCGCAACTAATCTTATTGTGACGGGAATAAGTACCTTTGGATTGGGGACAATATCGTCACCATTGAACTCTCAATTGTCATTTGAACTTACAAGCAATACTAACTTGAGAATAAAAGTAAGAGGAACTGATGGTGTATTAAGAAGTGCAAATATTACTTTGACATAACCCTTGACACGGGCACCCTACCGTGCTATGATACTTGGGTAATCAAGAAACGAACTGAATGCAAAATGAGTACCTGGCACGATGCGTCGTTGACCCAATCAAACGAACAGTGTATCTTTACTCCAGTGAGGGGTCAGAAAAAGAAGTGGTCTGTGATACGGTTGATGAGTTTATGAATGTGCTAGACTTTGTTCGTAATACAGTGGATGAGGAAACACTCTCATACGCAAATCCACTTTAAAATCCATTTTTGGTCGAAAAAAAACTCCGGTAAATTTTTGCCCTTATTACTTTTTCATATGAACCCTTATCGCATTATCTACAAAGCACTGAAAGAAGAAGCAGTGAAAACAACTCCAGAGAATGTGAAGGAAGCAAATGAAAACTTGTTTCGCGCAAAATGGAACCTCCCACAAGCGGCAAAACACTGTGGAATGTCACAAAAGGAAATGAAGTTGACATTCTGGGAATTTCTCAAGTATAATCCTATTACCTACAAAGGGTGATTTTCCTGCCCGTGTAGCCCAGCGGAAGAGGCAAAGGTCTTAAAAACCTTCAAGCGTCGGTTCGAATCCGACCACGGGTATGAGGTTTAACCTCTAAATAAAACAAAAGTATTAGGAACTATTCTATGAAATACAGAATAGATGCCAGATATGTTTGGTACAACAGAGGAACACAACTTGTTCTAATGTATTTCATTCAAAGTATTCCTTTCACTTTTGATGATGTTCCAGATAGTTACATTTACGATCCAGACATCCTTGAATGTGCAGACAACGAAAGACGCTTTGAACCAGAGGATTTATACAAATCATCATTTTATTTGATTGATGAGGAGTGCCATCCTATGTTATTTGAAGTCGAACTGGAAAATCCAGAAATGTTGCCTGTTGATTAATGCCTCTGCTCTATAAGCATTAAATTGATGCGCGGACCTTGTAAGTCTGAGAACTCGGGGAGGTACCGGGATAGAGCTTATAAATATTAATACCTGAATGACGGCAATCTTCAGGAGGAGGGTGAAAGTCCCTCCTTTTAATATAAATAATAATGCCGTCATTTAGAGTAGAACTATGTCAAAGTATAATTTTCTTCATCAACTTGAAGAGGACGAAGAGTGTAAAGAATTAAAAGATTACCCTGGATATTTTATTACCACTAAAGGTAGAGTTTGGAGTAGCATAAAAGGTAAAGGAAGATGGTTAAGTCAATATAAACAAGGTGATTATTATTGGGGTGTTATGGTTGGTGGTAGAAATGGTGGAAATAAATTAATTCACCAGTTAGTTGGTAGAAATTTTTTGAACGAATATAAAGTTGGAATGCATATTCTTCATAAAAATGAATCATTAGATTATCCTAATGTAAATTTTTTAGATAATCTTTATGTTGGCACTCAACAGCAAAATATTATAGATAAAAATATAAAAAATAGAGGAAAATATTTAGGAAAACCACATTTAACTATTGAACAGGTTGACGAAATTAAATTACTATGGAATAATAGTAGAAGTGAAACCGTTAATAAATTCTCTACAAGAGTTGGTAAATTTTATGGTGTAAGTAGGACAACTATTTCTTATATTGTAAAAGAAAAAACCTGGAAATATGTTTAGAAAGGAGGAAAGACTATTAAAATAAACTTGTGGTACTGCAAAGATATGCAACAGTGGCGTTGGACTCTTACCGACGATTCAAGACCTATTCTTAAGCAAGAATCAGGTCAGCAACCATTCCTTAGAGATGCTATGAATGATGTTGCTACAACCGTAGAATATATGATGAAATCCTCACAAGAATGAGTAAAAATACTCAGTACTTTATAGATAGAGTAAGTAAAGAAGAAATCAAAAATCTTCTTTATACTTATCATTATCTTAAAGACGAATCAAAGGATTTCAAGAGTGGGTACAACTACGGTTTATTCAAATCCAGTATTTCTGATGTTATGCATATCGGTGACTGTCTCGCTGCTTGTGTCTTTACTAAGATCCCCGTCCCAGAAATAGCAGTTGGGGCATTTGGATTAGGAAGACAAGAACAAGATGGACTTTATGAACTTTCAAGACTTTGCGTTCATCCAGATGTTCAAAACACGGAATATAATATTACATCTTGGTTCGTCAGTCGTTGTATAAAGAGGTTTAGGAAAGATGCCACAGTTCGTTGTATTCTTAGTTACGCTGACTCTAATCACCACTCTGGAGTTATATACAGAGCTTGCAATTTTCAATACTACGGTCTAACAGATCTCAAGAAAGATTTTTATTATGCAGATGGTACAAAGCATTCAAGAGGAAGTGTGAAAGGTTCTGAAGGTGAATGGAAAGAAAGAAGTCGCAAGCATAGATATTTGATGATCTTTGATAAAGAACTCAAGAAACGCTTGACTTGGAAAGAGGAAAAGTGGTATAATAATCAAGGCGATA